TTAATCTCATTCCACCTATCTAATATATCCTTTTTCCATTGAGCTACTATGGTATGTATATATTTCTGTATAGCCTCAAACCTAACTTTAATATCGTTATAGATACCTAAAATATATTTAAATACAGTAGCTTTTAAATCTAACCATATGTTACGGAAAAACGTAGCTATACCTGTCCATATTATAGCTATTAATATTGCTATACCTTGGAATATAAAAGTAATTATAGCCCTAATAATACCCAGAGCTACCATTACTATTCCACCTATCTTACTCCAGATAAACTCATAATAAGCCACTATACCGTTCCAGATAGTCATAATAACAGTCCATATAGCTGTAAATATTGCTGTGATTATTCCCTTAACAAACTCCAGAGCTATATTAAAGACTTCTTTTATAGCCTCCCAGATACCTACAAAGAAATCCTTTATACCGTTCCAGATACCACTAGCTGTATCTTTAATACCGTTCCATATTCCAGCTATCCACTCTTTAAAGCTGTTCCACATTTCAGAGGCTGTAGACTTGATAGCCTCCCAAGTTTGAGAGAAGAAACTTTTAATAGCTCCCCATATCTCAATAGCTTTAGCTTTTACTGTGTCCCAGTTTTTCCAGATTAATATACCAGCTAATACTAGAGCCATAATACCCATAGCTACCCAAGTAAAAGGACAGCCTAAAAAGGCTTTATTTAATCCCCATACTACTTTAGTGATTGTCTTAATATTTTTACCTAAAGTAGCTATACTACCTATAATAGCTCCAGATTTTAGATATAAATTAAAACCTGCTATACCAGCTGTTAGGATTAGGAAAGCACCTCCTAGAGCCATTACTGTACCCTTATGCTCACTAAACCACTTATCAAGTTTAGTAATCCATTCTATACAGCTAGTCATCTGGTCTACTACAGCTCTTATAGGCTCTTTTACTTTCTCATATAAAGCAATCTTTAAGCCCTCTAATGCTGAGTTAAAATTATCTACTGATCCTTTAAGGTTATCACTCATAGTATCAGCCATTTCTTTAGCTGAGCCGTCAGCATTTTCTAGCTCTGTTTTAAAAGCATTAAGACCGTCCTCACCTGCTCCCAGTAATATGTTCCAAGCACTTAGAGCCTCTGTACCAGCTATCATAGTTCCGTACTGGTTTTTCTGCTCGTCAGTCATACCGTCCATAGCCCTAGTTACGTCACCGACTATAGTATTTAAGTTTCTCATTCTACCGTCTTGGTCGTAAATCTCTACCCCTAACTCGCTCATAGCTTGAGCTACTGGAGCTGGAGCTGTAGCTAGTCTGTTTAAGATAGCTCTTAGGGCTGTACCTGCCATACCACCTTTTATACCAGCGTCCCCTAGTTTAGAGATAGCACCTGTTACAGTCTCCATAGATTGGTTAGTACTCTCAGCTAATGGAGCTACGTACTTAAATGCCTCTCCAAGTGTCTCTACAGTTACGTTAGCGTTAGAAGTGGCACGTGCTAGAACGTCGGCAAAGTGTCCAGCCTCATTAGCCTCCATACCGAAACCAGTCATAGCGTCAGAGGCAATATCTGCAACTCTACCTAAGTCAGTACCAGAGGCTATAGCTAAGTCTAATATAGCTGGTAAACCTGCCATAATATCGTTAGTTTTCCAACCTGCCATAGCTAAATATTGCATACCTTGGCTCGCCTCTGAGGCACTAAACATAGTAGTAGCTCCTAGCTCTTTAGCTAAGTCAGTTAATGTAATAAGTTCGTCCCCAGTTGCTCCAGAGATAGCCTGTACCTTACTCATTTCATACTCGAAACTTTTACCAGTCTTTACTATATCTTTACCAATGTTAGTTATTTGTTTACCTATAAGAGATAAACCTACGACCTTACCTATCTTATGGAAAGCACTAGTTAAGCTATCAGTCTCTTTCTGAGTCCCTTTTATCTGGTCTTGTAAATCACCAAAGGAACTTTTAAGACCTTTCGTATCGGCACTAAGGGTAACTAAAATATCATTACTCGCCATTGATTTTCCTCCTTATCATTAGTTAAATAATTCTTTTAAGTAGTTAAGCTCTCTCTGTTTATCCTGCTTATCTATCTTTTGCTCTCTTTGTTTATTTTTCTGCTCGGCTTTACTAAATACTGGCTCCCACTTCTTACCTCCTAGAGCTTTTCCTACAGAGCTGTATATTGCATAGCTGTAGTTATCTAAGAAACTTAATTGTTTTTTAGTATCAAAGTGTACGGCTATCTCTGCCTCAGCTGGAGTCATATTCCAAAACTCACTAGGAGAGATATGTAGACCACCTACACAGGCTCCGTAGTATTCCTCTAATATTTCAAAAAAAGAAGGAGGAGGAGACGTTATAGCCTCCCCCTCCGTATCTCCTGTATAAGCCGAGCTACCTACTTTTTTGGTTTTGCTGTATTACCAAATGTAGCTGATAGAGCCTTTCCAGCTTTTTCTATTAATGATTGTAGCCCCTCATTTTCTATACAAGCGTCGATAATATCCCCAGCTTGTTCCTTAGTTAATGACGGCTCCTCGTGAAGTAATCCAACCCATACTAGACAGTTAATATCTTTAAAAGATATATTCTCTCCAATCTCAGTTATAGACTTGCCTAAGTGTTCCTCCAGTATCATTAATGAGTTAAATGTATATCTTAAATTTCTAGCCTTATCTGCCTCTATACTTACAAATTTTTTCATAGTGTTTATCCTCCCTAAATTTAAATACTTGAATATTAATAATCAAAATCTTTTATCTTAGCTAAAATAAAAAGAGACAGCTTTTGAGACTGCCTCTCTAGTTCCAGATTAAGTTTTATTGTTTCTATTTATGTGCTACTGTAGCTGGTACTGCTTTAAGTTCTCCAGCTCCTGCTAGTGATAAACTGTATGTCATAGCGTCATCATATGGAGCCTCTAGTGGGAAATCTGTTATAACTACTTTTCCCTCATAACCTGCCCCAGTCTTAGCGTTAACCATTTGCACTACTATAGCCTCTCTGTCTAAGAAAGCTTTTTCTAGTTTTGCAAAATTCTCGTCACCGTCTATTAATATACCGTCAGTATCTATTGACCACTCTCCCATACCTGCTATAGAAGTTTTCCAACCTCCAGCACTGTCCTTACAAGTTGTGTCAATTGTGTCTCTACTTCTATTAAGTGTAGCTCCTCTTTGACCTGCAATAGCTACGTATTTAGCTGGACTCTTAGCCTCTGCTACATTTACTTTTAGAATAATGTCCATCCCTGCTGTAACTGCCATTATTATTCCTCCTCTTATTCTTCTGTAATCTTATGTCTCATTAATTTTGAGACACCTAAAAGAGACAGGGTATATCTTACAGCGTCCTTAGAGTTATAAGTCTCTGGGAAATCTGTAATAACAGCCTGTCCTTTATAGTAAAAATCTATATAAGTTTTATGTTTAATCTCTATATCTAATGGACTATTATTGTCGTAAGCGTCTAATAATAGCTCATATCCTGTATCATTAGTCAATGTAAATCCACTACACTCTACAGTCCATTTCTTAGTACGAGTAATAGCCGTGCTATACTCTCCAGTATCTTTACTAGTTGTATCTATTACTAGAGCCTCTCTTATTAATTCGGCGTCAACCTGTCCACCTATTCGGACTCCATTAATAATAACTGATACATCAAGACCTGCCATTTTTCTACTTTGTACTGCCACGGTTACTCACCTACCTTACTAACCAATAAATTAAAATCACAAGAGAATACATAAGCTCCATTAGCTGTCTCTCCCTCATAATCTGGCTCATTCATTGACCTACATAATATAACTTGATAACCGTTATAGTCCTCGTCAGTTATAGTCCCTATATCTGATATAACCTTATAAGCTAACTCCTCTGCTCTTGCTGGGTGAGTTGCCTTAGTCATAACCTCTATAGTAATATCCTTAACTCCGTCTCCTACGTCGTCACTGGCTATAATTAAAACCTTAATAACCTCTACAAGCTCTTTAGGAAACTGTATAGGATAGATAGTGAGACCTGTTTTACTTTCTAAATACTCTGCTATATCCAGTATTCTCATATCTTACCCCCTATCTAAATCTTTAACTACGTCTTTCTCTATGTATTTTGTATAACCCTTTTGACAGGCTTTAGCTGTCTCTATAAGATAACCCTTACCTACCTTAAATGTTTTATCTGAGTAAATAGTTTTAACTCCAGAGCTATTCTTAGCTCGTGATCCTTCTCCTAAGTTGTAATTATCATTGTGCATTTTCTCAGCGTATAAATATGTATTACCTTTAGCACCGAAAGATACTGTACCTCTAAATTTATTACCCGACTGCTTAACTGGTGGAGCTACCCCAGACTGCTCTAGTCCTCCGTCTTTATACGGAGTTAAGTCTGTGGCTACTCTAAGTAAATCCTTAGTAATATTAGTCATTCTCTTTTTTACTACGTTGTGGGTATTCTTGCCCATATTCTGTACTCTACGTGATACAACTAACTCACATTTATAAGCCATTACACATACACCAGAGTAGTAATAACCTCACCAGATAAGTCTCTAATCTTTCTGGACTTAGCTACTACATACTTATTACCCTCAGACTCTACAATATCTCCAGACTTGATAGTTACATTACCCTCAATACCGAATACTAAACTATCTACTATCTCTTTAGAGCTGTACTTTTCCTCTAATAGAGTAGTTTCTCTAATGTAACAGCTGTATATTTCTGTACTCTCAGATATTACAGGCTGTCCCCATTTATCTAATTCTTTAGTCTTTATAACCAGCTTTACAGTTTGGTTATATGGTAAATATCCTAGCATTATCTCAGCCTCCTATAGCTGTCATTTAAGCAAGTAACATATTTACCTACTCTACGCCTAGTTAAGCCTCCTGTAACACTATCTGGAGTAATACCTAGACTATCTAAAATAACAGGTGATATAGTTCTATCCTTATCTTTAATAGATACACTTACACCGTCTATAGTGATATTAGTAGCTCCTAGCTCGGCTCTTAAAAAGGTATCATCAATTCGCATTATATAAACTGCTTGCTCTGCTAAAAATTCAGTAGGTATATCATTCTCTATATACTTACTAAGCAATCTCTTAATTGTTCTCTCAGCATTATTTACGGCTTTAGTTCTTGCTTTAGTATCTGCTTTATCCCATACTTTACTATGGTAAATATTATTATCTATGTAGCTACTAACTTCCGTTATCTTATCCAATGTCTACACCACCTTACTATATACTGTATTCTGTATATAAAAGAAAAGAGAGAGACTGAATAACAGCCCCTCTATTCCTTTTTCTATTTCTTAGCTTTAGCTACTAATGGATTAGCTTTTAATACTGCAAAACAGTTTTTATGTTTAGTAGCTAGTCCTAAGTATGCCTCTATACGAGTTCTGTAACAAGGTTTAGAGTCTAGCTCTCCTAAGTCCTTAACTTGAATACCACCGTTTGATAATCCGTGTACGTACATATCAGTACCGAATTTAACAGCGTAGATTTTATCATTAGGAATTAAGCTATCGTCTACAGGTCTAATTTCTACTCCTCCGTACATAGCTACAGGTCTACCGAAAGCGTCTGTACCATTTTCTATGTAGTGGTTAGACTCTTGTAATAACTTCATTACTGACCTTCTCATTTTCTTTGACATAAATAGACAATCTGCTCCGTCTACTACTGCGTCAAGTAATTCATTTAAAGAGTCTAAAGATAAAGTAGCCTCAATCTCTTTACCTGCTATTCCTGTTGAAACTCTCTTATCTAATCCAGTAATAGCGTTTGAAGTTCCTTGACCTACAAAGAAATCTTTCTCAAATTGTCTAGCTACAGCTTTAGCTTTAGCCTCTGTGTGTAAACTTCTTATATCATTAATATTAGAGTGTGTCTTAGCTAAGAATACGTCTACGTCAACGTCTCCCCCTAAGATTACTAATCTCTCAACTGTTTGTTTAATAGTTGAAACTCCCTCTGTGTAACCTGCATTAACAGCTCTGTACTCTACATTAGGTAGCTCCTCCATTATGTCGTAAGCGTATCCAGAGCCTACTACCTCAATAAATGGTAATTTTTCCATAACTCCAGATGTTTGAGCCATTGTCATTATAACGCCTCTTTGTAAAACGTCTTGAGTTAATAATTTAGCTTGGTCTAATAAAACTGCCATATTATAAATATCCTCCTCTAATCTTTTGTAAATAAAAAAGCCATAGCCTAATAAATAGCTACAGCTCTAATGGTTTTTATTATTTTTTAATTGTGTTATAAGCTAATCTTAATAATTGACTGCCAGATAATTTACCTGTGTCTATATTGTCTTGCTCTAAATTCATAGGCTTACCAATCTCTACATTAGGCTTTTTCTTCTCTTCCTTATTAAAGATACCCTTAGCCTCTGCCTTATCTAACCAGCTTAATTTTTGTACTAGGTTTAGATTATCTGGTATAAGTTCCTTATATTCTTCTGGTACCTGTTCTAACTTAGTCTCAACTAGTTTAGTAATCAGCTCCTCATATACCTTAATCTGATTATCTCTAGTACTAATATCATTCTTTAGATTTTCATTTTCTAAAGTAATAGCCTCAACCTTGTTAGCCTTTTCTGTTAAGTCAGTTATCTCAGCTCTAAGATTTTCTATATCTTTAGAGTTATCTATAGGCTCAACTTTAGCTGGCTCACTTTTTACTGCTGGCTCCTGTTTAGGCTCCTCTTTTTTAGGCTCCTCTTTCGGTACATTGTTAGGCTCATTAATAGGCTCATTCTTTACTGGCTCGTCAGTTTTAGTAATAGTCATTGTATGTCCTCCCCCTTTTTAAAATTTAGAGCCATACGCCTCCATAAGCTGGGGGAGTATAGCTCCAGTATTTAAAGGGAGGGAGACGGTTACTGCTACAGGCTATAATAAAATGTCCCACAGTAACCGTCTTAGTGTTCCCTACCCCATCTATATACAAGGGTACGACATAAACCTTTTTATAAGTAATATTGTTAAATATTTTTTAATTTATCTACTAATTTCTTATGTAGTGCTATATCGTCCTTATGTAATAAGTCAAACTCTGCTATAGGTACTGGAGTATGTTTACAGTTTGGGTGGAAAATAAGACCACTAGCTTTTAAACTATCATAGCTAGGAAAATTTTTCTCAGCTCCTGTAAGGCTTATTATCATTCCCTCAAAACCACTACAGCTATCACTAGCTCCCTTATGTGGTATTCTTGCTAGGTCGTAACCGTCCTCTATAGCGTGGTCTTTTAATCCCTCTACGTGTAAACTCTGTAGCTTAGTCTTTACTACCAGCTCTACATAGGTCTGTAATTTCCAGCGTCTACCTTTAGAGTCTATTATCCCTACTAAGGCTTTATCTGCTATCAATCTCTTAATATTTTCAGTACTAAGCTCTTTCTTAATTCTTCTCATTATCTCAGCGTGACCTTGATTAGTTGCTACTCCTAATTGGATTTGTTTTGAGACTATCTCTCTTATTACCTTTTTACTTTCTTTACTGGTATGCTGGGTAACAAATAACAAGTCCTCAAATGTATCTATACTGGCTTGATATATTTTATCGTGATTAAGTAAAGAGTAAGGTACAGCTACCATTAAGTCCTCTAAAGTCTTAGCTGTCTCAGTAGCTACAGCGTGCATAGCTCTACCCTCTATATAAGCCTCAGCTAAGGACTCGTTTAATTCTTGGGCTACCTTAATATTAAGCTCATTTAATTTATCCTCTAACTGTTTTAATATCCCAGCTTGAGCCGTAACTCCTGTATCAGCTCCTATATCTAATACAGCCTCAACTAGATAACTATATACGTCCTTATAAGCCGTAGCGTAAGTCTTTATAATCCTATCTATATTTTTATCTACGACTCTAGGAGCTATCTCTGGTCTCTCTTTCTTAAATATCTTTAATACTCTATTTAAAATATCCTTGTATCTATCCTGTAACATTAATACCCTCCTTTTAAATAACAATAAAAAGAGAAAAGGAGCCTACAGCTCCTCAGTCTCTGTATCTATATATGTCTCAAATGGATTAGCACCAACTGGCTCATTAAATAAGTCTGGCGTAGCTGTTACTGTCTCAGACTCTGCCTCTTGATTTATTCTTTCTATCTCCTGCTCTGCTTGCT